GTGCTTGAATACTTTGATACTGATGATTATGTAATGAAAGATTATGCGAGATAGGGTATAAATAAATCTAAAAGCATTAATAATGGCGATTCAACGCAAATCTAGAGCATTTAAGGATATCAGTTTGTCTTTTTCACCTCATCCAGTGACAAAAGACCTTCCTGTGCTTTCAAATGAGCGAGCAATCACCAGATCAGTGAGAAATTTGGTCGAAACTATACCAACAGAGAGGTTTTTCAACTCAATTTTAGGCACAGATATTCGAGATTCTTTATTTGAGAACTTTGAACGTTCGACAGTCATGATAATTGAAGACCAAATACGTAATACTATAAGAAACTTTGAACCAAGAGTGGGAAATATCGGTGTAGAGGTTGATGCACTACCCGATCAAAACACTTTTCAAGTAAAAGTGCTTTTTGAAATAGTTGGATTAGATGCTCCTACTCAATCGTTTGACTTTATACTAGAACCGACAAGATAATATGCCCTTTACACAGTTTACATCACTAGACTTTGATCAAATCAAAGTACAAATAAAAGATTTTCTCCGTGCAAATTCAAATTTCACTGATTTTGATTTTGAAGGATCAAACTTTTCTGTTCTAATTGATACTTTAGCATATAATACGTATATTAATGCCTTCAATGCAAACTTAGTTGCAAATGAATCATTTTTGGACTCTGCAACGATTCGTGAAAACGTTGTTTCACTTGCAAGAAACATTGGTTATGTACCCCGCTCAAGAACCGCTGCAATCGCTTCAATCAACATAGGTGATGTAAACTTAGGTTCCACAAATGATAGCACTCCAAGGTTTTTAACACTACGTTCAGGTTTAGTCTGTGTAGGTAATTCTGAAAATACAACTTATCGTTTTTCAATACCAGATGAGATTACATCAACTAGAGTTGTAGATATAAATGGTATTTCATTTGCTCAATTTGATGATCCTATTAGTGTTTATGAAGGAACTTTACTTCAAAGAGTTTATAGAGTTGATACCTCAGTAGATCAAAGGTTTATAATTGATAGTCCTAACATTGATAGTTCAACATTGAGAGTCTATGTAAAAGGAACTAATGATGTAGGACTTGGTAGAAAATATTCAATGGTGGATAATATACTAAACATAGGAAAAACATCTGAAATATATCTTTCTCAAGAAGTTCAAGATGAAAAATACGAAATATTGTTTGGTGATGGATTATTTGGTAAAAAATTAGAAAATGCTTCGGTAATTACTGCAAGATATATTGTAACTGAAGGGGAAAGTGGAAATGGTCCTTCTAATTTTAGTTTTCAAGGATCATTTACTAAGAGTGATGGAACACTCTTTACACCATCAGATAATATTACCATAACTACTGTCTCAAACGCTTCTAATGGTGCTGAAGTTGAAGATGTGTCTTCTATTAAGTATTTTGCTCCAAGACTTTACTCAGCACAATATAGAGCAGTTACACCTAGAGATTATGAAGCAATAATTCAAAATATTTTCCCACAAACAGAGTCAGTTGCAGTTGTGGGAGGAGAAGAATTAGACCCACCTAAATTTGGTCAAGTTCAAATAAGTATCAAACCTAAAAATGGTACATACGTATCTGATTTTGATAAAACTCAAATTAAAAATAAATTAAAGAACTACGCTATTGCTGGTATAAATTCTGAAATTGTAGATTTGAAAGTACTATATGTAGAATTAGACTCAACAATATATTTTAACCCCGCACAGGTGGCATCTGACAAAAATCTTAGAACATCTATAATTAATTCTTTGAATAGTTACGCTAACAACATTGAAATTAATAAATTTGGTGGCAGGTTCAAATATAGTAAAGTAAGCACTTTAATTGATCGTGTTGATAATGGAATTACATCAAATATTACTAAAGTTATTTTAAGAAGAGATTTGAAAGCATTACTAAATCAGTTTGCTCAATATGAGTTGTGTTTTGGAAATCGTTTTAATATCAATCCTGCAGGTTTTAATATTAAAAGCACTGGATTTACAATTGAAGGTTCTCAACAAACTGCGTTTTTAACAGATGTTCCAAATAAAGATGGTTTTGGAAATTTAGATGGTAGTATGAAAGGAACTTTAAGTGTTGTTTCTAAAAATAATAAGAATCAACAAGTTGTTCTTATAAAAGAAGCAGGTATAGTTGATTATATGAAAGGTGAAGTAATTTTGAATAGTATTAATATATCATCAACAACAGCACAAAATAATATTGTAGAAATTCAAGCTTATCCTGAGTCTAACGATGTAGTAGGTTTAAAAGATTTATATTTGAGTTTTGACGTATCAAAAAGCACAATAAATATGGTTAAAGATGTAATTGCTTCTGGTGAAGATGTTTCAGGTGTGGTGTTCACAAGAGATTATTATACATCTAGTTACTCCAACGGAGATTTAGAGAGGAAATAATTAATGTCTCAAATTGACAAACGAATACAAGTCAATACTATCATTGAGAATCAGTTACCTGAATTTGTGGTATCTGATTTTCCCAATGCTGCTGAATTTTTTAAACAATATTACATATCTCAAGAATTTCAAGGAGGACCTACAGATTTAATTAGTAATTTTGATCAATACTTAAAATCTGATAATTTAGTACCAGAGGTAATTACTGGAACCACAACACTTTCATCATCAATCGATTTAGATGATACAATTATATCTGTTCCAAGCACAAAGGGATTTCCTTCTGAATATGGACTACTAAAGATAAATGATGAAATAATTTCTTATACTGGAATTACATCAACTTCATTTACAGGATGTATTCGTGGTTTTAGTGGTGTAACAGGATATAATGTTGGCATTTCTTCATCGTTGCTAGAGATAAATCGTGAAAATCTTATTTTTGAAAGTACTTCTGCCGAATCACATGAATCTGGTGAGACAATCACTAATTTATCAGTATTATTTTTACAAGAATTTTATAAAAAATTAAAAAGGACTTTTTTACCTGGTTTAGAGGATAATGATTTTGCAGAAACAGTAGATGTTGGAAACTTTGTTAAATTTGCTCGTTCTTTCTACCAGTCTAAAGGAATTGAGGAGTCTGTTAAAATATTATTCAAAGTATTATATGGAGTAGAGTCAACTATTTTAGATCTTGAAGGTAATTTGATTAAACCTTCGGATGCTGAATTTATTCGTAGAGAAGTAATTATTGCTGATTTAATTAGCACTACAGCAGAACCTCAAAATTTAGTTGGACAAACAATATTTAAATCAACAGATACATCTACAAATGCCTCTGTATCTGAAGTTGAAATATTAAGAAGAGGTGGAAAAACTTACTATAAAATATCTTTATTTGTTGGTTTTAGTGACCGTGATTTGATTGAGGGTGTATTTACTGTACCTGGTAAAACAAAAGTATTAAAACCCTCTCCTGCTAACTCATCTATTATCTCTGTTGACTCTACAGTTGGATTTGGAACAACAGGAGTGATTATAAGTGGTCAAAATACAATCAATTATACATCAAAAACACTAAACCAATTTTTCGGATGTTCAGGAATTAGTAATGATATCGACACTGCTGATGATATACGTTCAAATGAAACTATTTTTGGATATGAAAATGGAGATTTGTCAAAAAGAGTTGATTTAAGAATAACAGGTGTTTTATCTGAATTAGTACCATTATCAGATATTAGACTCGTTAATGAAGGTGAAAAGATATTCGTAAAAAATGTAGGTGAAAAAATAAAAAATAAAGGTCAAAGTTATAAAGAGATATTTGCTAATTCTTGGAAATACAATACAAGTTCAAGATTTCAAGTTGAAATTACAGGTTCTACTTTTACATTAAAAACACCTATAGATAAATCAAATTTAAAAGTTGGTGATTCATTTGTTATTTTAAAAAGAAATGAACAAGTGATTGTAGGATCTTTCGACGTTAAGAGTGTTGATGTAAATTTAAATCAAATCACTACTCAGAATGTTGCTGGATTTACTACTGTAACAAATCAAGAATATGACATAAGGAGAAATTTAGAAACTGCAAGTAGTAGTGGTGTTGAAATAGAACAGGGAAATGATGTATTGATAACTGACGTATTAAATGTTTATACTGATGAAAATAATGATGGTTATGTTGCCTCTAATTCATTACCAAATTACAACATCGATGTTAATGTTATTGAGGAAAAAACATCAGGTCTAAGTTTAGATGGATTTAATAATTTATCAGATACATATAGTTTTTTACAATTTTCACCACCACCTAATTCAGATATAAAATTTATTCAAGGTGATGCAGTAGTTTATCTTCCAGAAACAGAAATTTTGTCTGGATTAGAGTATGGTGGAACTTATTATGTCGATCCAGTTATTCCTGATGCGAATCAAAGTATATCAAAAATAGCATTATATAAGTCTGCTAATCAAATTGGAAGTGCTAGTACTATACAAGTTGGGATAGGTACTACAACTACAATTGACCACAAATTTGTATTACAAAAACATGCAAATAGAAAACTACAGACTGATAAAATTCTAAGGAAAATACCATTATCACAAAATTTATTTGTCTCATCTAAACATGAAACACCTGTAAATGATATTGGTATATTGAGAGATGGTGTTCAAATAAGATCTCCAATTTCAGATAATAAAATTTATTTTGGTCCTCTTGAATCTATTGATGTAATCAATCATGGAAAAGGATATGATATTGTTAATCCTCCGATTATTAAAGTTGAAAATTCTTCAGGAACAACAGCTCTAATCGAACCAATTTTAAAAGGAACTGTAAAGGAAGTTATAGTTGATCCACAAGATTTTGATATTGAAAGTGTTAATAGTATATCTTTAACTGGTGGTAATGGAGGTGGATGTGTTCTTCAACCAGTAGTCGGTATTAGAAATAGATTTATAGAATTTGATAGTAGAAATATATTCTTTAACGGTGGAATAGACATCAATGATGAAACTATCACATTTAAAACAAATCACAATTTAGAAAATGGACAACTTGTTTACTATAGTAGTAATGGAAATTCTCCAATTGGAATTGGTTCTGCGTACGATGCTTCAAATACCATAACTGGCACTCTTTCAGACGGAGATCCTTACTTTGTTAGGGTGGTAAATCCATCAACAGTTCGTATTTTTAATACTAAAGATGAAGCATTAACAGGATCAGCAGGAATAAACACTGTAGGTTTATCTACAGACTCATCTGCAAGTGGTATTCATAGATTTAGAACTGAGAATAAAACAACTCTTAAATCAGTCAAAGTTTTAAATTCTGGTTCTGGTTATACTCATCGTAAATTAAGAGTAACTTCTTCAGGGATTTCAACCTCATATAATACAATTAAATTTAATAATCATGGATTTTTGAGTGGTGAAATTGTAAACTATTCATCTGAAGATACAATTTCAGGTTTAAGCACATCATTATCTTACATTGTCAAAAAAATTGATGATAATACATTTAAACTTGCTAATGCTGGTGTAGGTGGAACAAATACATCTGATTATAACAGAGGCAAATTTGTTGATTTAAATTCCACTGGATCTGGTAATCATATATTTAAATATCCAGACATAAGTGTTAATGTAGAGGTTTCATATGGTTCTACTGTTACTGGACAAATAAATCTTACACCTGTAGTAACTGGAGAAATAATTGATGCTTATTTGTATGAACAGGGAACTCATTATGGATCATCTATTTTAAATCATCAAGTTGTACCTGATATTAAAATACAAACTGGTAAAGGTGGTGAATTAAAACCTATTGTTGTAAATGGTAAAATAGAAAGTGTAACAGTTGTTAACAGAGGTCAAGAATATAATTCTCTTCCAGAAGTGATTGTCAGTGATAATGCAGGTACAGGTGCTATTATAAGACCTGTTATAGAAAATGGAAGCATTGTAGATGCAATTGTAGTAAGCACTGGTATAGGATATAGTAGCCTTACTACAGATATTACAATCTCTCCAAGGGGAATGAATGGTGCTTTCAGTGCTAGAGTAAGAAGTTTGACTTTGAATGATACAAAAAGATATGGCAATCATAGTTTAACTTCAAGAGAAGATTCTCTTACTTTAGGTGTTTTTGGATATTCACAAGCGATAGCAAATTCATTAGAAGAAAGTTTTTCAGAAAGTCAAAATGGTGAATTTAATGAAATTACAAATCATTCACCAATAATAGGTTGGGCTTACGATGGTAATCCAATTTACGGACCTTTTGGATATTCAGATCCTGATAATATAAATTCACCTCTTAAAATAATTGAAACATCATATAATCTTGATGTAAGTAGTTTATCTAATAGACCAACTGGATTTGAAGAGGGATTCTTTATTGAGGATTTTGTATTCACTGGAGCAGGTGATTTAGATATTCATAACGGAAGATTTTGTAAAACTCCAGAGTTTCCAAATGGCATATACGCATATTTTACCTCTGTTGGACTTGGAACTCAAACAAATAAAATAGAGGGTAAATATCCATACTTTATTGGAAAATCTTATAGATCACCTTTGATTAATGATAATCTTACTCTTACTCAAGATTTTGATTTTAATAATTCAAATTTACTAAGGAATACATTACCTTATAATGTTGATGAAGAGTTTGGTGATAATGATTTTATTATTGAGTCAAATGAAACAATAAGACAATTATCAACAATCGAATCTGTAACTAGAGGAAATATTGATAGTTTATCAATACTAGATGGTGGTTCAGGTTATAAAGTTGGGGATACAGTAGTATTTGATGATTCTAATACTGATGGTTCAGGTTTTTCTGCGGTAGTTGAAGAGATAGTGGGTATTGGTATATCAAGAATAGACACAAATCTAACTAGGTTTGAAAATTCTGTTTTTGTTTGGAAAAATAGTGAAGAAGTAGTTGCAAATTATCTACCTTACATAGAATTAAAAAATCAAGATTCTATATCAGTATCGGGATTAAGTACAACTATATTAAATCTATCAAATTCTTTTTCTATAGGAGTTTCAACTAACTCAATAGGTTTGGCAAAAACAATGAATCTTGGTAGTACTAACGGTATTATCGAAGATATCTACGTTACAGATATTCCAAATACAGTTTCAGTTGGAGGTTCATTGAGGATTGGTCAAGAATTACTCAGAGTATTAAATTTATATGATGTAAGAAAAGTTATAAGAGTGCAGAGAAATGAAGCAGGTGCAATTGGAATAGCACATACAGCAGGTTCTAAAATAGATGTTTTAAACAATAGGATAACTATTCCAGTAAAAACTCAAAAATTTGAGTCTAAGGTAAATGATATTGTATATTTTAATGGAAAGCAATCAGTTGGTTTAGGAACCACACCTGGTAGTGCACATACGGTTGAGTATGTTGTTGGTGATATTAAAGAAAATATTTCTATCCCTACAAGAACAATTCGATTACCAAATCACCCATTCAAAACTGGACAAAAAGTTTCATTGTTTAAAAGAACAGGAGCATCCAGATTTGGTGTTTCCGATACTGGAGAGGTTCAAACTTTTCAAATACCACAAACAGGTCAAACTCAAGATCTTTTTGTAATTAATAAAGGTGAAGATTTCATAGGTTTAGTCACATCTAAAGTAGGAATTGGAAGTGTAACAGATGGATTATTTTTCCATACAAATGGAACTGCAAGTGGAATAGGTTCTGGTACATACTACCTACAATCTAATTTTGAACAAGTTATAGGTGATGTAGATAAAGTTGTAACCACTGTCATAACAAATGTATCTGCAGCAGAAACAACAACTCATAATCTTCAAGAAGATGATATTGTTAAAATAAATGTAATTCCAAATTTATCGGTAGATATTGGTACAACATCACCAATATCAGTTAATTACAATTCTGAATTTGAAAAATTAACGATTAATCCAATCAAATTTAATGCTGCTGATGTTGAGACAAATCGTATTGATGTTGAAAATCATGGATTAAAAACTGGAGATAAAGTTCTATATGAAGGTGGAGCGACTGGTTTATCAAATGGAACTTATTTTATTAATACTATTAACAGTAGATATTTTCAACTTGTTGAAACTTTAACTGATTTAAATGCAAATCCAGTTAAAGTTGTGCAAATCACTGCTAATACTGGTGGTTCAAATCAATCAGTATCATTAATCAATCCTAGAATTGATATTGTAAAAAATTCTAAATTGACATTTGGTTTATCAAGCACTACTCTTGCTGGTTTTGATTTTAAATTATTCTATGATAAAAGTTTTACTAATGAATACTTAAGTTCTCAAGATTCATCAGAATTTAATGTAGTTGGTGTTGGAACAATTGGAATAGGAACCTCTCCAGATAGACCTATTGTTGGTGCTGCTCTTACAGTTCAATTCTCTAAATCTACTCCTGAAAAATTATATTATGGATTATCTAAAGGCGGGTACATTAGTACATCTGATACAGATGTTCAAAATTATGCTGAAATAAGATTTGTAGACAGTGTTTACAATGGTGAATATAAAATTTCAAATATCACAAATGATACCTTTGACTTTTCTCCTTTAGCACCAGAATTTAATACTTATCTAAGTTCTGATTGTGATAAACTTGAATATTCTACTAAGTCTCCAAATGTTCATGGTGCAATAAAAGAGTTTAAAATAAATTCAAGGGGTTTCAATTACAAAAAATTACCTAAATTTAAATCAGTTACCAGTGTAAATGGTAAAAATGCAAACATAGTTGCTGTATCAACTTCTATAGGAAGGATAAAAGATGTAAGAATAGTTGATATAGGTTATGAATATTCCTCAGACAAAACTTTGAGTCCAGAGGCATTTATATCACCTGTAGTTAACATTGATAATCTTGATGTTATTGAAACTGTTAATGTAATAAGTGGTGGTTCAAATTATATAACAGCTCCAAATTTATTGGTATTTAATCCAGTGACAAACACAGTCATGGATAGATTATCTTTAAGTCCATTAGCTCCAAATCAAACTATATCAGAAGTTAAAGTTCTTGCTCCTGTTACTGGATTAGATTCTGTAAATCATGAAATAGTTGCAATTAACAACTCTAATGGTATAGGTATAAATTCTATACAATCAAGCAATTCTGGATTGGTAACATGTTTCCTTGAAACACCTATGAATGGATTCCAAGATCCTCAACCATTTGCATCTGGAGATAAAATATTTGTAGAAGGGATACAAAGA